TCTTTTGTCCGATTTGGAACAAATGACCCAAAACAAATACAAAAAGTAATAACCAAACCATTTTGGATACGAAGAGAACCTAAAAAGCACAGGTATTTTTATATATTGGATAAAAAGAATAGAAAAAAGATACTGAATAATATAAAACATCCCCTACACCCATATCCAAAAGTGGGAGAGGTTATATTGGAAGAAATACACAAATTAGAACCAAATGAAAATTGAAGGTAAAGAATATTGCGATGTAACCAAGGTTAGAGTAGCACCTATTGCAAAATCAATAGCAAAGGATATGATAGTAACCTACCATTACACCCACGCGTGGACAATGTGTAGATACGCTTTTGGTATATTTTATATGGGTGATGAGCGGGATGTTTTTGGTAATAATGAAAAACTGATTGGTTGTGCTATTTACGGATTTCCCGTTGGAGCAAAAGCAGCAACTTCAATTTGTGAGGGATTATCAAAAGATAATGCATTAGAATTGACCCGATTGTTTGTGCATGACGGGTATGGTTCAAATATTGAAAGTTATGCATTGGGGCAGACTTTTAAATGGTTTAAGGAAAATGATAAGAACATCAAAGTTCTACTTTCATATGCGGATAACGGGCAGGGTCATTTGGGTGGAATTTACAAAGCAACCAATTGGAGATATGAAGGTTATTCATCGCAAATGGCCCTAATGCCAAACTATGATATTTCATTGACTGGGCCGGAAGGGACCTTTATACATTCCAGAACTGTATTCAGTAAATGGGGTAGTAATAACTTAGACCATTTAAAGAGGGAGATTGGTAAGGAGGGTTATACGGAATTTTGGAGAAGAAGGTCTCCCGATAAGCATCGTTACATTCAATTACTTCCGCAAAACAAAAAAGAGAAAAAGGATTTGCTAGGCAGAATGAAACAACAGGAGTATCCATATCCATCTTCAACAGCAGATTATGATTATCCGATTGAACATCATTTAACTTATCCACCAGAAGATTATATTGAAAATAAATTTTGGTAAAAAAATAAAAACATTATATTTATATTAAATTGGGACTAATACCTAATTGGTAAGATATGATTATATACAAAGCAACAAACATTATTAATGGTAAAGTGTATATTGGTAAAACCAAATATACATTGGAAAATAGAAAATCTGAGCACTTTAAAAAAGCAAAAAACCCAAAATTGCTTTTTCATAAAGCACTAAAAAAATATGGTTCTGATAAATTTGATTGGGAAGTTGTTTTTGAGTGTAATGATGAGCTTGAATTAAATAATGCTGAAATTAAATTTATATCTGAATATAATTCAATTGAATGTGGATATAATTTAACAACAGGTGGTGAGGGTGGTTATACATTTTCAAAAGATGTTTTGGCTTGCATTGGAAAGCATACAAAAATTAGAAACGATAAATTTGGAAATCCATTTAAAGGTAGACAACATTCGGATAAAACTAAACAACTATTATCGGAAAAAGCTAAACTTAGATACCAAACTAAAGAACACCCACTTAAAGGAGTTTCTATATCGGATAATCTTAAAAAAGTTATATCCAAAAAAGTAAAAAAGTGGTTGGAAACAAATGAACCAGCGATGAAGGGTAAAACTCATAGTAATGAAGCAAAAGAAGCTATGAGAAAAGCCAGAGTAGATTGGTATAAAAAAAACACCAACGGGTTTAAAGGTAAAACTCATACCGATGAAGTAAAAAAACAAATTTCAGAATCTACTATGGGTAGAGTATCTCCAAATAAAGATAAAGAATTATCCGAAACTCATAAGGAGAATCTAAGTAAAGCTCAAACGCAATGGTTGAAAAACAATAAACACCCAAATTTGGGTAGAACTTGGAAACATGGTAAAAAGAGAGAATATACAAAAGTTACCTGCCCTAAATGTGGTAAGAGCGGTAAAGGGCCTAATATGAATAGATATCATTTTGAAAATTGTAAAAAATAATTATGAAAAGACTTGTACAATTAAAAATTTTTTCGTATTTTAGTTATAAGAGTAGTAAAAGAAAAAAAAGAGTTACACTCAAAATTAAAGCATAAAATAAGGGATTATCCAAAGAATGCAGAGGAGTTTATACCCCAAATAGAACGACACGAAACCGTATATGAACCAACTGGGGCCACTTTTTGGTAAGTGTCCAATAAATTGGACAGTTTTAACCCAAAATGTGGATAAATTTAACGATAATTTAACATAAAAAGCTTGGATATTTGAAGTTTTATCCTTATCTTTACTATGTAAGTTAAAAAAACAATATGGAACTACAAAATTTGCAGGGTAAGGTTGTGGCAGTGACAATCCCCGTTAATGGTAAAGATTACACTATGAACCTAAAAGTTTGTAGGGTAAAAGCCCGTTCAATTCTCTTTATTGAGATAAATCGTGAGGAACGAAAGAACATCTTTCGCCAGGCTCCGATGAAGATGTTGGTCGGATTTACCGAAGATACGATTACTTATAAGGATGGGACTCAACTTAAAAAGTGGGAAAGTGGTTGGGATACTATTGGGCAACCATCACCCGCAGTCGCTTCTCGTGGTTCGTTCCGACCTGTGTACAGCAATCATTCCAAAGGATGGGCGCCAACAATAAAAGCACCTATGGGTTCATCAATGGATGCTTTAGCAGTTTCGGTATCAACCCGTTCAACAACAAATAATCCTGTGAGTGGATTTCCAATGATATAATTTGGAAATTCAAAAATTTTTTTGTATATTTGTTAAATAAATGAGAGATAACTCACTAAAATCGGAGGAGAACCCCTCAAAAAAAAATCAGAGAGATAACTCTGTTAAATCAAAGGTAACAATGACACCTTAAGTCATATAAATTATTTAAACATGATTAGAAAATCAATTGAAGCCCGAGTAGTCGCAGCGACACTCAACACTCTCCGTAAGTTTGCGGGGAAAATCTATGTAGATGAAAAGAATCTACAACGACTAATTGACAAATGGCCGGATTCTATTGCATCCGACCATATGGCGGCCTGTCTTAAAGGTCACTCCAACATCTACACAATTGTGTTGATTAACATTAGTGGTGTTATTGACTATTGTGAAGAACTGATTCAAACCTTTGATGAAGGGGGTGCTCAGTACGAATCCGTAAAAGAAACTTTGGATTATCTGAATGGTATTAAATCTGAAGGATTTGAGTACATCAATGTTGATGGTCAACACCGAGTTGATTGTTACACCCGTTATCTTGGTAGCGAATTCACCATCAAAAAATCCGTTATCAACGAGATTGAAACCGACAAAGGTATTTTTATTGAAGACCTGAATGGTAAGTTATTCAATGAGTTACGGGAGGAAACTCAAGATGAGATTTTGGAAACCCCACTAACACTTGTGGTAGTCAATCGTGGTACTTTGAACGATTTGGTTGATATTACGATTTACACTAACATTGGAGAACCTTGGAATCAACACGAAATGCGGGTTATTATCCCATCACGATTCAATCGATTTCTCCACGATTTTATGTCAAACAATTCACTATTAACCGCTATGTTTAAACACACCAAAAAGTTGGATGGTGATTATTCTTTGGTAAAAAAGGGTGATTCATTGATTATATCAGAGTGGTTTGGGTACTACTACAATGTATTTAATGATAACATCTATATGTGGCCAAAATCAGAGTTCCTTAACAAACAAGCCTCTATTGAGGGACTTGATAAATACACATCAACTCGTTTGAAAAATGGTAAAAGTGTAATTTCATCTACGATTGAATTATTGAATCAGGGTGGAACTACGAAACACGAACGAAGTTTCTTGGATAATGCTTTCATCTTTATGAACATTCTTCAAAACGCGAATCACCCTCTAAACCCAAAACGTAAGAAGTTCAAAATTAACGATTACAAGAATTTATATGAGTGGTTTGCAAAAACTGAAGCCAAACTACGAGTTGAAGATTACTATGTAATGGTAAATGGTAAGGTTGTAGTTGAACCCATCACGGGTAAGAAGATGACCAATTCCGAATCTTTCAAACGAAAGTGTGGTGCTAAGAAGATTGATGACATCCAACTTCGTTCGGAAAAGATGATTAAAAAGTTTAGTGATTCGTATGATACTCTCTTTGCGCAAGGTGTTATTACTCCAATTGATACTACGAACTATACAAAGAAGGACAAACTTGAAGCTGCTATTGCTTCTGATTGGACAACTGATGATGGTGAAAAATTCACATTTGAAGAATTGATGGGTAGTAACTCTATTATTGAAGGTGACCACAAGTCGGCTCGTGCTAAAGGAAACGAATCATCAAAAGAAAACTTGGTGTTAAGAACCAAGAAAGCAAACATCCGTAAATCAGATAAAACAATCGCAGGTTAATGAGAGCATTAATTATACCAAATTACACAAACTTTGGGATGGCAAAAGACATCAATAGGGATTCGTTCCTATTGGTGTTTAAGTCATTTTTAGATAATACCCAAATTGGAAAAGAGTGGGAATGGATTCTACCATATCCCGACCTAAATAATCATCCAGGCATTATAAATGGATTTGAATACCCGAATGTTCAGTTAGTTAAAATGGATGGATTGGATTGCTTTCCACCAAAAATGAGGGTAGATTATCCACATAAATTTTTTAATAAATTAATTGATAAATATAATGGTGAGTTTAATTTAATATGGTCGCATTTACCTGAGTGGACAAATGAATATATGATAACCCGTATTTACAATAAACTTCAACCCATCATTGGTTATTGTCATTGGTGGGAAATAGATGATAATGGTGCAAGGGATGTTAATTCATTTTGGAGAAATATAAGGGGTATGCTTCAAATGAAAGTTTGTGGTGTAAACTCACAATGGGTAAAAGATTTGGTTATAAAACGAGCATCAGAAACATTTCAACCCCATATTATAGAAAAACTAAAAGATATAATTCAACCTTGGTATTTAGGTTGTGATTCAGCAACTCCATCGGGGGGATATGTACCAAAAACTATTTTATATAATCATAGATGGGGTGTATATACAGGTTCGGAGTGGTTTTTTGAGATAATGGATAAATTGTGGGAAAGTAGAAAAGATTTTGAAGTATGGACTACTTTAAAAGAAATGGATAAACCATATACCAAATACATTGGACATGCTGATAGAGATGTTTACATGAATCAATTATCAAAAGCCCACTTTGGTGTAGGAACTTTTCAACAATATTCCGCTTGGAGTATGTCGGTTACTGATGGTTTATCTCGCGGTGTTCCATATTTACTACCAAATAATTTTTGTTATCCTGAAATGGTTGGAACACAATACCCATTATTGTATAATACAAAGGATGAGTTTATACAAATGATTATAAATTTATTGGATGATAATATAGTTAGAACTGATGTTACTACAATAGCACAATCATTACTTTGGGAACATCAACTTAAAAGTTGGGATATTGAAAAAAACTTTGTTAATATTGCTAGAAAGGATTTTAAATAATGTATAAAAACATATACTATGATAAAGAAGAAAATGTTGTTCACTTTTGGGATGATGTTAAGGGGTATTATGTTAAAAAGCATAGTAGATACGCCTACACACCTGATGGAAATGGCTCTTATTTTTCTATACATGGTCAACGATTAAAGAAGATTACTTATTGGGAAAAAGATACGAAATTAGAGTTATATGAATCCGATGTAAACGATTATACCCGAATTTTAATTGATGAGTATGGTTCATCCGATGATGTTTCAGAGGGTAATGTAGTATTGACTTTTGATATTGAGGTTGAAATGAACACCGGCCTGCCGAATGTTCAAATGGCGGATAATACTATAACATCTATCGCAGCGCATGATTTTGCTACGGGTGATTACTTTGTGTATGTATTGGGTGGGAGTAGTTCATCTAAAACCATATCTGGCGCAGAGGTAAACATCTTTAACAATGAAAGGGATTTGTTGTGGGCATTTATCCAAAAATGGCAGGAAATAAACCCGACAATTGTAACGGGTTGGAATATTGATTTCTTTGATATACCTTATTTTTACAATAGGGCAAAAAAGATATTGGGTCAAAAGATTGCAAATTCAATATCACCTATTGGTAAAGTTGATTACTTAAAGAATAGAGAAAGGTATGTAATTGCAGGTGTTTCCTGTTTAGATTATTTAGCGTTATATAAAACCTACACTTATCAGGAGTTTCCAAATTATAGATTGGATACTATTTCTAAATTAGAATTGGGTAGGGGTAAAGTTACTTATAGTGGTAATTTGGACCAATTGATGCGAGATGATTTAGAACGATTTATTGAATACAATATTGAGGATGTTAAATTGGTTGTAGATTTAGATTCAAAACTACAAT